CTTTAGCATTTAAAATATTTATGAGTGTTAATCTCATAAGTTCTTCTAAATTTTGTTTTTGTAGTTGTTTATTCATCTAGTTGTGCTTTCCAATCACTAGACCAATCTTTTTGACCAAAAGAATAATCAAAACCTATTTCAACTTTTTCTGGTAATAATGATGTACCTATTTCACCTACAAAATCTATATCAATATCCATAGTATCATCATTAGATATTTTTTCTGGTGCTACCATTTTAAAATCAACTTCAACATTTTTTCCATAATTATCTACATAATGTTGTAATTGCTCTATTACTTTTATTACTTTCATTTTATTTTTCCTTTCTGTTTATTCATCATCTTCAGTTTCTTGTATTAATTCACCTTGATCATAACCTTGTTTAATTAATTCTGCAATATGCTCAAGATCAGCATCATTTGGTTTATAGTTTGGGTAATCATCTATTGTTAGTTTCCACCAGCTTCTTTTTGTTTCCATTTTATTTTTCCCTTTTGTTTAGTTGTTTATTCATTGTCTTTTTTTAATGGAATATTATCTTGTAGTGATTCAAATAAATTTAAACAGCTACAAATTAATTCTGCTCTATGAACAGAATCACAAAATGCAACAGTTTCAATTTTACCATTTTGTAAATCATAATTAACACCATTAAGATCACAAAAATAATTACCCTCAAAATATTCTTTGTCAATCATATCTATATTTATATATTTAGTCATTTTATTTTTCCCTTTTGTTTAGTTGTTTATTCATAAGTCCAATCACCTATAAGACATTCATTCCAGTCATAATTTTCATGGTTTTCATCAGCTAGTTTCAATGCTTCTTCCATTGAATTAGCTTCTATTTCTGCTTCATGATGTATTGATTGTATTCCGTATACTGTATATTTTTTTTTCATTTTATTTTTCCTTTCTATTTGCTTTGTCAATTATATCATCTGGCAAAGGTTCTATATCGTAGTCGTAATGTATGGCTAAACTGTGTTCATCTAGTTCTATTTCCTTTCTTAATCTAGCCAAATAATCATTGAAGTCTTTTATTGTTTTACCTATTTTATCGTAGCTACTATCATCACTCATTTATTCCTCGCTTTCTTCATAACTTTCAGTAATTTGAAAGTGATCTCGTTCTATTATTTCATCACCGGAAAAATCACCACTGTTCACAATCTCTTTTGCTTTCTCTAATGTTTCAGCTTTTATTTTTACTTGTGATGTACACTCTTCAATAAATGTTATATTATATACTTTCATTTATTCCTCGCTTTCTGGCTCATTAACAAATCTTACTACCATGACTATTCCATTTTCATCTACATGTTCTACTTCAATCTTATGTGTAGGACATTCATTGATCCATTTATTTATTTCTTCATCATATATTTTCATTTATTCCTCGCTTTCTATTTGTTTAAGTCTGTTAAGATATACTCACCGCTTTTTATTTTGGCTCGTGTATCTTTTATAGTTTCACCTAAAAATATATTTCTATATTTGCCTGTGGTGTTGCTATAATTCCAATATTTTTTATCTAATTCCACAGGTTTTAAATAATAAGAATTATATTTTTTTACAATCATTGAATTATAAGATTGAAAAAATTGATTCCCATTATCATCAGTAATAACAAATTGATTTGCTATTTTATTCCCATTGTTGCTTGTTATGTTTTCTACTTTCATTTGTTTCCTTTCAGTTAATTAAAGTTAATAAATAAATATGGCTATAATTAGGCATTGTTTTTATTATAACCAAGGCTCAACATCACAAGTTGAGACAATATCTTCATCAGATTTTATATTAATTGGAAATCTAATATAATTTCTGAAATTTATGTTTTTAAAGTAATCAAAATTTTCTAATGAGTACATATACATAAATTCATTCGGTTTGTTTAAGCCTTTTAATTTAGCATTTTCAAATGCTTCTTTATGATTTCTTTGGTACATAGTTTTCATAGTTTCCTTTCTATTTGTTGTATTGTTGATTTTT